TCTTGGAGCCTATCAAAGTAAGTCTCCTTTGCCCAATCAATAGACCATAAATCTATAGATCTACGATTATCGAAGGTATCACCCATATCGATAACAGTATCGATTTTGTGTTCTTCCAAATACGGGAAAAAGACATTATCGTAAAACTTTTTGAAATACTCATGTAATGATTTAGATCCCTTACGAGCACCAAAATGTTGGTCTGTTATTATCGCTATCTTCATCTGTTACCAGATTTATATTGAATATTATCCTTAATAGTATTATAATCAGAACTTGAGGATGTTAATGCTCCATCATCAACTACCATAACTTCATCGTAACCTGTCTTCTCAATAATCTTTGTCTTAATCTCTAATTGCTTCTTCTCTTTCTGAATTCTTCTTAGAAAAGCATAATGAATGATCTGAGTAAAGTAAGCAAATGGATTCCTTGACTTAGCAGGATCAAAGTTATGAATGTACTGTACACAATTCTCTATACCATCAGAGATCATATCATCTCTAAACATATAGTTTACAAAATTTGGTTTGTATGAAAGGTGTGTAGCAATCTTTAAAAAACACTCTCCAAGGTAATTACTAATACGTGGTTTAGTTAAATCTTTTGTCTTTGCTACAGCAACTTCAGCACGATAATCTATTAACGCTGCTAAGAGTTCTTTATTATTAACGTAATGCTCTGATTTCTTTTTTGGCATAGCATTAGTATTCCGTATTAATTGTTTATATTATAACATTATTTACCAGACTTGACAAGGCAACAAAATATCAGTACAATACCTTTGTTAAGGTTGGGAAAGATAGTTCTAGTTTTCTATATTAATTTTATATATTTTCTCTAAGTTAGATCTAGCTTCTTCTACAGTAGATATAAGTCCCATAGTATCATTCAATTTTACTTTTCCATCAATTTCAATATCTACATCATCGTTATTAATATATCTTTCATAAAAATGAATCATTTGTTTATCATTAACTTCTGTCATTGTAATAATTTTATCAAATTTAATTAAAAATATATCTTCATTAGGCAATTCTAACCAAGGTTTTACCTTTACATATTGACCAGCACCATGAGATAACATTTTCATAATAACTGGACTTTGAAGCATTATAATAGGATCCCCATCATTGTCATCAATAGAAATCAATGCAAATATTTCTTCTCCTGATATTAATTTTATAACTCCGTGAAATTCTTGTTCCATTAACTTTTTATAGGTATATTTACAATATCATAATTAAAATTCTCTTCATTATAAATTTTAATTCTTTCGATTAAATGATTTAGTGTGTAATTTTTTCTTGATTTAGTGCTGATATCATCAGCAATATCATATAAAGTTGCTTTTACTTTTCCATTTCCTTTTCTTAAGACCCTGCCGATGGACTGGAGATTCCTAATCCTTGATTTGGAGGGACTGGCGAATATAATGTTGTGCAACCGTTTAATGTTAATACCAGTACTGAAAGTGCCGTAAGACGCAATGATAATTGCATTGTTTTCTTGTTCAGTAATTTCACGAACCTTTTCTCTATCTTCTGTTGCTACACCACCATGAATAAAGAACACATTTCGTTCTTCTATAGTATTATTATTTATCATCTCATATAATGGTTCTCCATGTGCTTCTACTCTTGCATAAAGTATCAATGTATTACCTTTTAAATCAAGAGCAAGATTTCTAATAAATTTATTTCTTCTTTCATGATTGATAATATATTGAACTTCATCTTCAAATGTTTCAAATTTAGTCGGTGGGTGTTTCAATAGAAGTACATTGATATCCAGTTTAGCAAGATGCCCTTTCTTCATTAGCTCGTCAGTTTTAATGATCTTATAGGAAGGTCCAAACAATCCCTCAAGAACTAATTTATGAGTTTGAGATCCATCAAGTGTTCCTGTAAAACCATAACGAAATTTAGTATCTGCAAGTTTTGTCATTATAGATACTAGTGACTTCGATTTAAATTGGTGAGCCTCATCCCCAACTACAACAGAAAACCTTTCAAAATATTGACGAGGTAATTTGTAGATAGATTGCCAAGTAGTAATTATAACTTGAGAATCCGTTTCTCTTTCTCTACCAGCGTATATTTTGTGGCAATATGAACCAACATCCCATCCATAGTCTGCAAAGTCTTTATACATTTGCTCTACAAGGGAAGTCGTTGGAACAATTATCAAAGTATTTTGTTTTCTTTCAACGTAATATCTCACAATCGAATATATCATCAACGACTTACCTGAAGCAGTTGGAGATATCAATAATTTTCTATTATGTCGTAAAGCGTCGTATACTCCATCAATCTGATAATCTCTGGGTTGATATTTAGAAATAGCATTCATATAATCCTTTACCCCTTCTTTTGAGATAGTAGGATTTACTTCAAAAGGTGTTCCATAGTGTTTACTATCTTTAAACTCATAAGTATATTTTTGATCTTTACAGAATTGAACTATTCTATCTAATAGTCCAACATATATTTCTCCTTTCTGAATATTAAATAATCGTATCTTGCCATCCCAATATTTCTTTTGATAGTGGGGCATAAACTTCGCACCAGGCACATCAAAAGTGAATTGATCAGACAATTCATAATATACATGAGTCTCTGCTTCTATATGCAGATATACCTCATTCTTTTTTGATATAATCAAATGACTCATAATCCTATACCAATGTAGGATTATTTAGAGACTTATTTTTTCTCTTTATTTTTATTCTTACTCTTTGCAGCTGTTCTTAATTGCTTTAGTGTTGGTTTTGTTTTTTGGTCACCAGAGGGATTTAAGATACCATCAAAATCTGCATTACGAGTAACATCTTTATTATAAACATCTCTCATACCAGAAGGGGGATTATCTTTAGTCCCAAATAACTTTTTAAGAAGTTCTTCACCACTTTTAGCAGCAAGAACTGCTCCACTAAGTTTGGTTGCTACTCTTTTAGATATTGGGTTTTTAAAAATGGAACGAACTGCTGCGTTTTCTGAAAAATTTTGAAAAGATTTCATTTATCCAACAATAGTATCGAACCAATCTTGACTCATACCTGAGATAATTTTATCTGCTGCTGTTTCATCTATAGCATACTTCTCTTCAATAAGATGACCAACAACCTTCTTATAGTTCTCGTGGATTTTCTGACTTTCTTTTGGAGTAGGTTTCATTGTCTAATATTAGATCTACTCATATATTTATAATCTACATACCTGCTTGGAACTTATTCCACTCAATTGCATTCTTAATTTGAAATGTTCTATTAGAAACATTTTTAATAATTTCTTCTAAGAACTTTAATGAAGTATCATAATATCTTATTTTAAGATCTATCTTTTGAACTTTTTCATCTGCATCCATATATCTTTGTATAGCATCTTTTTCTCTTACCTTATATCCAAAAGGTTCCTCAATATAAACTTCTGCTGGTGCTTTACCAGTATAATAATTGTGTCTTTCTAATCTAACTTTATTATATTGTTCTCTTGCTTTTTCCCGTAACAAAGTAATGGTATTATAAACTGTATAATACTTTGCATGTAATTGTGGAATCTTCAGTGATTCATCATGTAGATTATCAGGATCAATGACAGCATCACGCTCCCACATTTCCTGAATTTTATCAAGGTTCATTTAGTAGAACTAATCAAATCGTAAATAGTATACTTGAAAGATGCTTCTGCTGTAAAATACTGTATATCTGCGTTAGTTGCATCAAAATTTAATGATGTAAGTGATATTGGAAATAAATCTTGGAATTTTACTTTTGCAATTTCTCTATAATTACTGTTTAAAATTCTAAGAGTTCCATCACAGAATGCTTCAGTCAAATCTCTTTGATTCGCATCATCTGTAGTTATTTCTTTAAATTGCTGTGTTGTTTCTGGAAATCCTAATCCTGTCAGCCAATTATATACTGCCATATAGTTTTCCATATTCTCATCAACTAAGAATCTTAAAGTAAAATCACCATAAGTTAACTTCTCACCAGGTACATCAATATCTTTTAGATATGTTGGTTGTTTAGCAAGTTCTAAAGATATTTCTGGTATTTTAGCACTATTTGAAAAAAAGTCAACTTTTGGATATTTTGCAAGGTTAAACTTGAAACCTATTCCAGATAAAAAATTTCTATTATCTATCTGATTCCTAAAGGGTGATGCTATTGTCATTTAATTCACTTGAAAAGTTGATTTATTGGAGTACCTTTCTTCATTTTTTCTTGTGCCAGTGCAGCAGGATTACCCCTTAGTTTTGCCTTTCTAACTCTTTCATCTCTTCTTTGCTTTGGAGATGGTTTTTCTTTAGGGGCAGCAGCACCTGTTTTAGGAGCAGCAGCACCTGCTGTTGTAGCACCAACTGATTTACCTGTTCCACCTGCTGCAGCAATTGCAGCAGCATCAGAAACAGAAGAAGCACCAGAAGATTCTCCACCTTTCTTATCAGATTTCCATGAAGTGTGTACCGATCCACCTAATACACCTGAAGCAAATGCAGTGGTAAGTTTAACGTTATTGGATTTCTTTATCTTACCAATTTTTGTTTTACGTCCTTGTGCAATAACCTTCTTAATACCCTTATCAAATGAAGGAGTATTGGTTGCTTTTGTAGATACTTTAGGTTTTCCAGCATCTAATATTTGTTTACGTACAGTAGTATTAGTTGAAGTAATTGCACCACCTACCTTACCTTTTGGAAGAGAACCTTTTGTAGTTGTACCTGTTAATTGTTTAGGTGTTTTAGAACCTGTTAGTTGTTTAGGTGGTGTAGAACCTGTTATTTGCTTTGCTGCTGGAGTACCTTTTAATAGTTTTTGTGTTGTTGCTGGTTTTTGAATTTTAACATTAGTTATATTTTTACTTGGATCTTTCTTCCAGAACGATTGCCAAGGATTTATTGGTCTCTTACGACCATCTGGTTTCTTAACTGGTGTTACTGTAGTTGGTGTCTTTGTTTTCTGTCCTATAAGTTTTGAAGTCTTATTTTTTACATCCTTACTAAACTGATTCCATGTTTTTGCACCTTGATCTAATGTAAGTTTAAGATCTTTTTTTCCTTTATCTGTTGCTGATGTTATTGCATTCTGTGCCTTTCCTGCTAATTTTGTCTGCTTAATTCTTTCATAAGTTTGTCTTGCTTGTCTACCTGCTTCATAACTACGTGCTGCTCCTTGTCGAATACCCTCACCAGTTTGTTTTAGTACAGTTCCAGTTACTTTTGCTGCAGGTGGGACAAATGTTTTAATATCTTTTACACCTTGTTTTCCAATTTCAGATGCTTTTTTAACTGTTGGTTCAGCATATTTTCTTGCAGTACTAACAATTGCTTTTCTTGTTGCAACATCTTTTGCCGCCTTTTTACCAGCAGCAGTACCTAATGTTTCTATTGTTTTGCCACTTTTGGAAGAAATAGTTCTAACAGTATTATAGATCGCTTTGATAGCATCTCCAACTTTTTTCTTTTCTAAAATAATTTCTCTATCAACCTCTATATTTTCCATTTCTGCAAAAAGACATAATTGTAATATTATTTATAAAATAAAATAAAAAAGGGAGGTCTTGCGACCCCCCCTTAAAAAGATATGTAATATCTATATTACATTAGGTTAGCAACCTTAACTCTTCTGTAGTAACGGTTAGAGTTCTTAGTTAGAGTACCAAGTCCCTGAGTTGTACCTTGTGAGAATGGGTTCTCGACGATGCCGTAGCGAGTCTTGAATCCAATTTTTGGTTGGAATGTATCCTGACCAACCGCACGAACCATCTGTAGAGGAACGTATGGGCAGTAGAACAGTCCAGCGTCATAAGGTGAAGAACCTTTGTATCCAGCAACGTAGTACTGTGAAGCAGCAACGTTAGCAGAATATGGGTCGATGTATACTCTATACTTACCTTGAAGTACACCAGCAAATGTATTGCCTGTGTCATCAACATTAAGGTTAGCATTAAGAGCAGGTGTGTAATCAAGAA